CTGTCAAACGATGAGATTAGACCAATTGGTATTGGTGTAACTAATCTTGCATACTGGCATGCCAAACGTGGATACAAGTACGGCGAATCAGAAGCACTACAAGACGTAAAGAGTTGGGCAGAACATCAAACATATTATTTGATGGAAGCCAATGTTGAACTTGCTAAAGAACGTGGTAAGTGCTTAGACAGTGACAAGACTCGTTATGGTAACGGAATCTTCTCTTGGGAGCTTCGCTCAAATGGAGCTAACGAACTAGCTGACTTTACTCCTGAACTTGAATGGGAAACGCTTCGTGCGGACATGGTAGAATACGGGGTGCGTAATGCTACAGTAGGTGCAATTGCTCCAGTAGAATCAAGTTCAGTAGTTATCAATTCTACTAACGGAATCGCAATGCCAATGAGCTTGATTAGTGTTAAGGAAAGTAAGGCTGGGTCATTCATTCAGGTTGTCCCTGAATATCAAAAGTTGAAGAACAAGTATCAGCTTATGTGGGACCAAACAGATTGCGTAGGTTATCTCAAGACCTCTGCTGTTCTTGCTGCTTATATGGATCAGTCAATCAGTACTGACACATTCTATAACCCTGCTCACTTCCCTGATAGAAAAGTTCCAACTACTCTTATCGCAAAGAACTTGATGCTTGCTCACAAGTGGGGAATCAAAACCCTCTACTACAGCTTGATTAATAAGAAGGGTTCTAAAGAAGAAGAAGATGAAGCACCACTAGAAGTTATTGACTTCTTTGAAGATGATGGTGATTGCGAAAGTTGTAAATTATAATGTTAGAAACAATTTGCGATATTTTAAAGGATGCCTATGCTCGTAACTGGATTACTAGCCGCGACGGCAACATCAGTATTCGCCATCATGACCGTGACCACTTCTATATCACACCTAGTGGTGTAAGAAAGCAGACACTACAGCCCGATCAATTCAAAAAGATTGGGCTAGTGGACACCGGTACTGAAACAATCTGTAAGATTCTACCCTACACTGCTATCTCTAGCGAGTTACAGCCAAGCGGTGAATTGCCATTGCACTTTGGCTTACTCAAAGAACTGGGACAGCACAGTGATGACATTCGTGTAGTAGTTCACGTTCACCCTACTTACTGTGTTGCCGCAATGCATGCCGGTATTAACTTGAACGAGCTAGTGACACACTTCCCTGAGTTGGGTAGGTACACTAGAGTTGCTCCTAATGTAGGTGATGTTCCTCCTATCAGTGAAGAACTTGCTACACAGTGTCATAATAACTTAGGACTTGACAGTGAAGGCAACATCGCTTATGATATTGTAGGCATTAAGGGGCACGGAGTAGTTGCTATTGACACTACTCCTTGGCGAGCATATGAACATATTGAGCGCCTAGAACATATTTGTAAAATCGTATTAGCATCGGGGAATTATTAATGAGCAAGAGTCAATATAATCTAACTACAAAAACAGACTATCTTAACCGCAAGATGTTTCTTGACCCAGCAGGCCCTGTAACTATTCAGCGTTTTGAAGAAGTAAAGTATCAGAAGCTACAGAAGATTGAACAATCAGCCCGTGGATTCTTTTGGGTTCCAGAAGAAGTCAATCTTTCTAAAGACGCAAATGATATGAAGGATGCTAGCGAAGCTGTTGCGCATATCTTTACTAGTAATGTTCTTAGACAGACTGCCCTTGACAGCTTGCAAGGCAGAGCACCAGCACAGGTCTTTACCCCTGTCTGCTCTATCCCTGAACTTGAAGCTATTATGAGCAACTGGAGTTTCTTTGAAACAAACATCCACTCTCGTTCATATAGCCACATCATTCGCAACATCTACAATGTTCCTAAAGAAGTGTTCAACACTATTCATGATACTCAGGAAATCATTGATATGGCATCAAGTGTCGGTGAGTATTATGATAAACTACATGCTCTTAATTGTAAGAAAGAACTTGGAATAGCGGTAGCCGAACAAGAACATATCAATGCGATTTGGCTAGCTCTACATGCTTCTTACGCACTTGAAGCATTCCGCTTTATGGTATCGTTCGCTACAAGTCTCGCAATGGTCGAGAATAAGATGTTCATGGGTAATGGCAATATTATCAGTTTGATTCTACAAGACGAACTCTTGCACAAAGAGTGGACTGCTTGGATGATTAATCAGGTTATCAAAGAAGACCCTCGTTTTGCTAAGGCAAAGATTGACTGCGAACATGAAGTTCGTAAGATTTATGAAGATGTAATTCGTGAAGAAAAAGAGTGGGCTGCGTATCTCTTTAAGAAGGGTCCAGTCATCGGTCTGAACGAAAAGATTATGATGGATTTTGTTGACTACAACTCGGTAGACGCTCTTAAGCAGATTGGCATTAAGTATTGGAATCCAGCCCCAAAGACTACTCCTATTCCTTGGTTCAATAAGCATATGGATACCAGTAAGAAACAGACTGCACTTCAAGAATCAGAATCAACATCCTATGTAATCGGAGTGATGAGCGATTCACTAGATTACGACGAACTACCGAATTTATAAGGAGAAAACGAATGAAAGCAATAATTTGGTCAAAGGATCACTGCCCCTATTGTGTGCAGGCTAAGACACTTCTAGAACAGAAGGGTATTGAATTTGAAGAAAAGAAGATTGGTGAAGGGTACACTAAGGAAGACTTGCTTGAAGCAGTCCCTAATGCACGTACCGTACCTCAGATTTTCCTCGACGGAGAACTCGTCGGTGGATTTACAGAACTTCGTGCTAAGTTTTTAGCAGAAGCAGCATAAGAAAGAAAAAAATATGACAATTAAAGTTGGAGAAACCTATACATTCAAGCTTACAAGCGGTGAAGAAGTTGTAGGAAAAGTTACCGCACTTGAAGATAATATTGCATTACTGCATGATCCGGTTTCAGTTGCACCGGGACCACAGGGTCTCGGATTGATTCAAAGCATGTTTACCGCAGATCCTAAAGAATCTGCAAGATTGAATATGAATAACGTTACTATCTTTGCATTAACCGACGAATCCGTAAAAGCTAAATACATACAAGCAACTTCTGGAATCATCGTTCCGGATAAGAAGCTAATTTTGGGATAATAGATGGCAAAACTAAGTAGAAAAGGCGACGCAAACGCTGCCGGAGGCAAAATCATCCGTGGTGCTTCCACAGTATTTGCTAACGGTATTGAGGTAGGATTGCATGTAAGTGACATTACTCCTCACGGTAAAGACAAACATAAGGCTGCTAAAACCACTGAAGGTAGTCCAACTGTCTTCGCTGATGGCGTCGCCGTTCTACGAGTCGGGTCAGGTAATGATTGTGGTCACAAAATTACCGAAGGTAGTCCTGATGTATTTGTTCCTTAAGGTAAGTTATGGCTAACACAGGCAAAAATAGTCCGTTAGGGGTAAACGTTACGGGTTCTACCCTCAATAACACAGGATATTCTATCAATTCGATAGCAGCTAAGTACATGGGTGTAAGCAAAACTAATGCTGCATACACTCCTGGTTCACTAGTAGAGCAAACTGCACTACGCTGGTTAACGTATGCTATCAATGATGCATACACTAGAGGACAAGTATTAAAGACTCCCGCAGGTACTAGCACATACGACAATCTCATATCTATCGGGGCAACCACTCTTCCTGCTTTAGGTAATGCTAAGCCACCAACTTACACAGTTGAAGACCCATCAGGCGTCTGGACTGATGCTGCTGTTATGTACGGAGAGCAAAATGCAGTTGCCGGCGGGTATAATCCCAATGATGTATTACCTGGACCAGCAACTTCGGGCTATGGAAACTATGACGGCACATACGGGGATTCGTTGCAAGGTTACGGATTAACTGACCAAAAGCAAAACGCTACTTGGTACCCGTATAACATGACTAACCCCAATGATTCTATTACTCAGTGGGGGTGGATTCGGTGTCATGCATTACAAGCATGGAATGAATTCAACTGGAACGGTAATGAAGTAAATCAAGCTGCTCCCCAGTATAATGATTTTACTTCTTCCTTTACAACCATGAGTTCGTATGTAGCTTATGTCAATGAAGCAATCCTAGCAGCACATAATTCTAACTCATTCCTAGAAGATACGTATAGTAACATGGATGACCTAGTTACTGCTGACATTTCTGGCATCAGTC